AATGTTGCAAGAGGTTGTGGACAAGTCTTAAATGAAAGACGTAAAGTCACAAAGTATAGATAATGGCAGTTAGAAAAACAAAAGCAGGATTAGCCTTAAAGAGATGGTTTAAGGAAGATTGGAAAGATGTTAAGACAGGTAAGGCATGTGGTCGTAAAAAAGGAGAAAAAAGGGGCACTCCTTATTGTCGTCCAAGCAAAAGAGTTTCTAAGAAAACTCCGAAAACAAGCTCGGAGATGACTTCTGTTGAAAAACGTAGTAGAATAAATCAGAAGAATAAATTAGGTCAACCAGCGGGTAAGCCAAGAAGAGTTAAATCATTAAAAAGGAAAACATAATGCCTGGAAGAGATAAAACAAATAAACAAAAAGAGGCTTTAAATATAATCAAAGGAGACACTAATTTAGGAAACATTAAAAAACCTAAAATAGTGACACCTGCAATGATTAAGGCAAAAGGTTTTACTACATTAAGAGATTATTTAAATAATGAAAAAAATTTAAAACGAAGAGATGGTAAAAAAGTTAAAAGGACTACTGACACCAGTGGTAATAAGACTACATTGGTACAACCTCCTATAAGAGCACCGAAAAGAAGTGGAGAAAAAATAGTTTCTTCTTTAGCATCATCTCGTGCGGGTGTTGATGAAGCTCCTGGTGTTAATAAAGTTAAAAAGATAGATACTAAAGTTAAAAAGAAAAAAACTTTTTTAGAGAAAACACTTAAAGAAATTAAAAGAAATTTCGGTCCAGGTAAAAACAAACTTGTTACTAAAGGCACAAGTAATATAATTCGTAATAAAAACTTTGTAAGTGATAAGAAAAAGAAAAGAAAATTACCGAAGCAATTGAGTACATAATAAATGACAACATCAGGTTCAAGAGATTTCGATTTAGATGTCGGTGAAATAATAGAAGAGGCTTATGAGCGTTGTGGCTTGGAGATGCGTACTGGTTATGACGCAAAGACAGCTAGACGTTCTCTGAATCTTATGTTCGCTGATTGGGCAAATCGTGGTCTTAACATGTGGACTGTTAAACAAGAAACAAAAGCTATAACCTCTGGTACAGCTAGTTATACATTTGATGCTACTTATGTTGACTTACTAGAAGTTGTTTTAAGAAATAGTAGTAATGTTGATTTTACTTTAACACAGATGAGTCGAGGTGAGTATTTAACTATACCTAATAAAGCAAGCACTGGACAACCAAGTCAGTATTTCTTTGATAGACAAGTTATCCCCACCATTACTTTGTGGTCAACACCAAACGCTTCTTACACTTTAGTTTACTATTATGTAAGACGTATTGAAGATGCCGATGCTTTAATTAATAATGCAGACACACCATTCAGATTCCTTCCTTGTATGGTGGCTGGTCTTGCTTATTATTTAGCAATGAAGAAAGCACCAGAAAGAGTACAGTTATTAAAAGCCGTTTATGAAGAAGAATTTCAACGAGCAGCAGCCGAGGATGCAAATAGCACTCCTTTAAAATTAACACCTAGTATGACGTATTATAGTTACTGATATGGCAAGATATGCAACAGGAAAAAAAGCATGGGGTTTTTCAGATCGTTCTGGATTTCGTTACCGCTTGCGAGAAATGAAAACCGAATGGAATGGTTTGAAGGTTGGTCCTGATGAATATGAGATTAAACACCCACAACTAAAACCTAGTAGACCTGGACCTGATCCAACAGCCTTGTATCAACCACGAGTTACAAGCAGAACAGAAGTGACCGTAGAGAATCTTCTTGGGTTAAATCCATTTACTAGTACAGCTAGTAGTGCAGTGATAACTGTATTAGAGCCATCTCATGGTAGATCAACAAGTGATACTGTTAGATTTAGAAATGTATCTAGCTTTGATGGTTTTACAAAAACAGTGCTTGAGAATGCTAGTGGCTATACAATAACTAAGATTGACGATGATAAATATAGTTTTTCTGCTAGTAGTGGTGCGGCAACAACAGGTGGAGTAAGAGGTGGTGGTGGTAGAGTTACTGCTGGTCCAGTTACATTGGGGACATAAATGAGTTTTACATTTGCAACATTAAAGACAGCTATACAAGATTACACAGACAATGAAGAAGCTACATTTGTAACTAATCTTCCTAATTTTATCAAAGCAGCCGAAGACAGAATATTTGAGTCTATAGATTTAGAATACTTTAGAAAGAATGTGACTTCAGCTATGACGGCTTCTGATCAGTTTTTAACCGTTCCAGATGATTTACTAGCTGTATTTTCTTTACAGATAACAACTAGTGGTTCTGAAAATTTCTTATTGCAAAAAGATGTTAATTTTTTAAGAGAGTATACACCAAACGCTTCCACAACAGGTGTTCCTAAATACTACGCAGTGTTTAGCGTAGATCATTTTTTATTGGCTCCTACACCTAATTCAGCTTATACAGTTGAATTACACTATTTTTATAGACCAACAAGTTTAGTGGATTCTGGTTCTAGTACAACTTGGATAAGTAAAAATGCACCGAATGTACTTCTTTACGGAGCCTTGTTTGAAGCGTATACTTTTATGAAAGGCGAACAAGATATTATTTCTATATATGAGAAACGATTTATGGATGGATTATCTAGACTGAAAGATCTTGGAGAAGCAAGAGAGAATCACGATGCCTACAGAAGGGGCTTACCTTCAAGACCGAGGACTTAACGAATGGCATTAGTTTTAGCAGATAGAATTAGAGAAACTACCACAACAACAAGTACTGGTGCATATACATTAGCTGGTGCTGAAAATGGTTTTGAAACTTTTGCTACCATAGGTAACGGAAACACCACTTATTATTGTTGTACCGATGGTGTGGATTTTGAAATAGGTATTGGTACTTATACTCTATCGGGTACTACTTTAGATAGAACTGCGGTGTTACAATCTTCTAATAGTGATTCTGCTGTTAGTTGGGCAAATGGAACTAGAAGTATTTTCTGCACACAACCAGCAGAAAAAGCCGTGTTTCTTGATGCAAGTGGTAATATGCCTATTACTAATAATGCTACTATTGGTGGAACTCTAGGTGTAACAGGTGTCTTAACAGGTACGTCTTTAGATATATCTGGTGATATAGATATAGATGGAACTTCTAATTTAGACATCGTAGATATAGATGGTGCTGTAAATATGGCAACTACTCTTTTAGTTACTGGAGAAACCACACTTCAAACTCATTTAAACATGGGCGATGGAGATATAATCAAACTTGGTGCAAGTGCTGATTTACAGATATCTCACGATGCTTCTAACTCTTTAATCTCTGACACTGGTACAGGTGCTCTTCTTTTAAGAGGAGATGCTGTTGCTGTTCAAAGTACAGCAGGTGAAAGTATGGCAACCTTTACTGAAGATGGTGCAGCAACACTTTACTATGACAATGCTGCAAAACTAGCGACTGCATCTGGTGGTGTAACTGTAACTGGAACAGTAGTTGCTGATGGTGTGACATTAGGTGATGCTGAATCAATTTTACTTGGTGCATCTTCTGATATGCAAATTATCCATGATGGCTCTAATTCTATAATAGCTGATAATGGTACTGGAAATTTAGTTTTACGATCAAATGCTACTGCTGTTGAAATTGATTTTAATACTGATGAAACCTCTGCTTTATTCAATCACAATGGTTCAGTAGAACTTTATCACGATAATAGTAAAAAATTTGAAACGACTTCTGGTGGTGTAACTGTAACTGGAGAGGTAGCTGCAACAAGTTTAGATATTTCTGGCGATATAGACGTAGACGGAACAACTAACCTTGATGTCGTTGACATAGATGGTGCTGTGGATATGGCTACAACATTACAAGTTGATGGTGTAGCAACTTTTACTGGCAGAGATATTCATAGTGGTGGTATTACGATTGCTAACGCAGGGCAAATTGGTTCAGTTGGAGATCTTGACGCTATTGCTATTGCATCAAATGGTGTTGTAACATTTAGCCAAATACCAGTTCTACCTGCAAACTCTATTGATAGTGATGTTTATATAGATGGTAGTATAGACACTGCTCACATAGCAAACTTACAAATTACTACAGGCTTAATAGCAGCCGATGCAATTACAGCAGCCAAGATAGCGGATGATGTTATAAATTCTGAGCATTATGCAGCAGGAAGCATAGACACAGAACATATTGCTGACTCACAAATAACAGTAGGTAAGATGGCTGCAAACTCTGTTGATAGTGATCAATACGTTGATGGAAGTATTGACACTGCTCATATAGCCAATTTACAAATCACTACAGGTTTAATAGCGGCAGATGCAATCACCGCTGCTAAAATAGCAGACGATGCTATTGATTCAGAGCATTACACAGATGGTAGTATTGATAACGCCCATCTTGCTGATGATGCAGTAGGTGCAGACGAACTAGCATCAAATGCTGTAGTAACGGCTTCTATTGTAGATGCTAATGTAACTTTAGCAAAGATAGCTAATCAAGCTGCAAATACAGTTTTAGTAAGAGATGCTAATAGTTCTGGTGTTGTTTCTGCTAAAGCCGTTGCAACCACACAAATATTAATTGGTGATGGCACTGGATTTACGGCTGCTGCTTTATCTGGCGATGTAACAATGACAAATGCAGGTGCAGTAACTATTGCTGCAACTTCAGTCGAAGGTTCTATGTTAAACAACAATGTTATATCTGGACAAACTGCTTTAACATCTGGTCTTGCATTGACTGATGAACTATTTGTAAGTGATGCTGGAACTTTAAAACGAATGGATGTTAGTGTATTAACAGCAGTAACAGATGATAATGCCACGGCACTTGCTATTGCGTTGGGCTGATTAGGAGATAAAGAATGGCGAATACATTTAAGATAGTTAACTTTGCAGCAGAACCAGCCTCGGCAGGAACTCCGTATGTAATGTATACAGTGGCTAGTAGTAAAACAGCTATTGTCCTTGGACTGACATTAGCCAACATACACACGGCTCAAGTTACCGCTACAGTAAACTTAGTTAGTGATACTGCAAATAGAGCAGTTACAAATAACACAGCAAACGGAACAAGTGTAATTGTAAAAAATGCACCTATACCTGTTGGAGGTGCATTAGAACTTATGGCTGGTAATAAATACGTTTTAGAAACCACAGATCAAATAACAATAGATTGTAGCGTAGCTGATAAACTAAGTGGTACATTAAGCATAATGGAGATTGATGTATAATGCCTTATATTGGTAATCCAGCAGTAGATAGATTTGTAGTACCCAGAGCAGCCTCTGTTTATTCTGGTGATGGATCAACTGTTGCTTTTACATTAGAATCTGGTGTAGGAAGTGATGAAGATATACTTGTGTCTGTAGATGGTGTTATACAAGAGCCATCAGTAGGTTATGCTGTATCTAGTGGTACAACTTTAACATTTACTGCTGCCCCATCTAGTAATGCAGGTAATAATATATTTGTTTATTATTTACATAGAACAATAGGAACAGTTGCACCTCCCGTTGAGTTAAGTGGCACATATAAAGCTGATGGTATATTTAGAACAAATGTGCAAACATTGTCAGATGATATTACAATAACTGCATCAGAAAATGCCAATGTTACAGGTCCTTTAACTGTGGCAAGTAACAAGACTATTACTGTTGAAGACGGTGGAAGGTTGGTAGTTGCATGAGCAGTATATTTGTAGATACAATACGAAAAACTGGTGGAACTCTTGGTACAGATATAAGAGTAAAGACTACTTCCGTCTATGAATCAGAAAATAGTACAGGCACTACACAAAATTTAGTTCAAGGGTTGTCTAAACATTGGGTTAATATCAATGGAGACACTCCTGCTGCAAGAGACTCTTTGAACAATGCTTCACTTACCGATGGTGGTAATGGCAATTATACTATAACTAGAACAAATAATTTTAATAGCACAGGTTATTGTTGTCAGGGTGGTGGTAATAGTAGTGCTTCTGGAGATGGAAGAATAACTGCTCTTGATGAAGCAACATTAAGTACAAGTGCAAATGAAATACATAACAGAAGTGATGCAAACGGAGTTCAAGATGATCTTCATGTTAATGTATCCTTTTTAGGAGACTTAGCATGAGTACCATAATAATTGATACTATTACTGGTAAGTCTACTGCAACAACAGTAACTATTGGCTCAACACCTGTAGTTAGTGCAAGTGCAAACTCTATGACTATTAGAGGTGAGGGTTCAGCACAGACAAGTATTCAGCAAGGGTTGGCGAAGGTTTGGTATGACACATCAGCAGATGGCACGACTATAAATGACAGTTTTAATGTTACTTCTATGGCAGATACAGCTACAGGTAGACAAACAATTACCATAGCTTCTGACATGGGAAGTGCCAATTATGCAGTTGAAGTTCAGGTGTCAGGAAATCTAGCTAGATTTAGGTTGGTTCAATCTGAAGCAGCAGGAAGTGTTGAAACAGGAGTATTTGCCGCAGAT